AGAATTATCTCAAGGCATTCGTCCATATGCTTCAATCTATACTCCAGAAAATGTGTTAGATTGGGAATGGAAAAGACAACCATCTGGTGTGTATGATTTAACCTACTTAAAATTATTAGAAGTAGAACAAAGAGCGAATGGTATGAATGCAAGATATTACATCAGAGAATTCACCAAAGATACTATCACAATCAGTGAATATAGATTAGACAAAAAAGATAAAAATGAAATCTTAGAGCAAATGCCAAATCAACTGGGCAAGATACCAGCAGTTTGGGTTTATGCCAACCGATCACCGGTTAGAGGTATTGGTGTATCAGATGTGGGCGATATTGCTGATATGTGTAATGCCATATTCAATGAATTATCAGAAATTGAACAGACCATACGTTTATCCACTTCACCTTCTCTGGTAAAAACACCAGAAGTAGATGCGGCGGCTGGACCAGGTGCAATTATTACTGTGCCAAATGAAACTGATCCAAATCTTCGTCCATACCTTTTGCAACCATCAGGACAGAGTGTGGATTCAATACTAAAATCTATTGATGAGAAGATTACCAGCATTGATAGAATGGCCTGTATGTCAGGTATTAGAACAGCACAAACCAGACAGCAGTCAGGAATTCAAGCCATGACAGAATACAGTATGTTGGATGCTAAACTGACAGAAAAAGCCAAAAATTTAGAATTAGCAGAAGAACAAATGTTCCGACTGTGGGCTAACTGGCAAGATACAGAATTTGATGGCGAAATAGAATACCCAATGGCATTCCATATCAGAGATAAAAATTTAGACATGGACGTTTTAGAAAAAGCGGCAAGAACTACCAGAGACATTGTAAATGCCGCACCAGATGTTAAAATAATGATTGATGCTAAAATTAAAGAAATTATTGCCAAAGATCCATTTGAATTAGAACAGATGAATCAAAATAAGGTTGATGAGGACGAACCAAATGAACCAAATGACCAAATGACCTTACCAAACCAAATGGCACACACACCGGTAACCAATCCACAAGATCTAGTATCACATTTTAGAGAAATGATACAACAAGGTTATTCCAATGAAGAAATATTGGAATTGCATCCTGAACTAGCCAACCTATTTGGAGGTAACAATGCCGGTACGGAAAGTTAAAGGCGGATATCGTTGGGGCAGTTCTGGTAAAATATACCGAACCAAAAGGCAAGCACAAAGACAGGCAAGAGCAATCTATGCCGCAGGCTATCGTAAGAAAGGTAGTCGCTAATGCCAAACTTAAAAAATTTTTTATTTCAAATCATAGCGTACTGTAAATCTTGGCAGGCATTTATCAAACAATTCTGGACAAAAAGGATTCTAAAGAAATGAATAAAGTTTGTCCAGAATGCTGTTTGCCAAACGATACCCTAATGTGGTGGGAGAAACGAACCGGTCATTGGGTCTGTTATGGTTGTGGCATGGACAGAAAAACAGAAGAATTACAAATGCAAAAAACATGGATAGAGAATAATGGAACCACACCTACAGCATAAACACTTATTGGTGAGAGCAGAGGTTAATTCACCACCACTGGAGGCCTTTGATCTCGCCACTGAATTACAAAGTCTTGTAAAGCACATAGACATGAAAATTCTGTCAGGACCGCACACTGCTTGGTGTCCTGTTCCAGGCAATATTGGTTGGTCAGGCACAGTTATAATTGAAACATCATCTATCACATTCCATTCATGGACAGAATCACACTATCCTGTGATTCAATTAGATGTGTATTCTTGTAAAGATTTTGAAATAGAAACGGTGTTAATGTGGCTCCGTCAATTTGATCCTGAAAGAATAGATTATAAATTTTTAGACAGAGAACACGATTTTAAAGCAGTAAAAGATGATACCATTACATTTGATCAAAAAGTAAATTATGTGGAGTAATATAATGATTAGAAATCTATTTAGACTACCAGAAGAGACTGCTCGTCATTTACAGATGAAAAAATTGTGTTTGGATTATTTTCATCACTATGAAAAATTGATGAAACACCCCAGCAAGACACACGCCGCCAGAGCCAGAAAAGCCTGTGTGCTGTTGAAACGAGTAGCACACGCCAGAGGTATAGAATTATTAGATCTATATGCTCCATCTCGTAATGAAGGCAGACCAGACAAATTTCCAATCAAACATTGGCCTAAAACATTGGCTAAAAAACAACAGGAGAAACAGAATGGCTAGAAAAACTAGAAAACCCGCAGGCAAACCATCAGGTAGAAGACGACCTATGGGCGGTAAGAAATCAGGCAGAAGAAGATAATGCCTGTTCGTAAAGTTAAAGGCGGATACAAATGGGGAAGCAGTGGCAAAACGTATAGAACTAAAAGGCAAGCACAAAGGCAAGCCCGTGCGATCTATGCCTCAGGCTACAAAAAGAAAAATAAGTAGCAAAGATGTTTATGACTGGATTAGAACGAAAATTAGCACGAGAAATTCAAAAACTGGAAAAGCAATCTGCCCTTTTGCGAAAGCAACTCTTGAAACAGAAGCGATCCAGGTTGTGCATGGAAAACCTAACCTTGTGGATCAAATTAATCACTGTTGTAATCTCTTTGATACTCTTGCTTTGGACTGTGTCGTCATCATTCTTCAGCCTACGATAACAGAATCAGCACTTGCCAAACTCTGTAATCAAGCACACCAAAACAACCCACAATTTGCCATCCTGTATGATCATCCAGACAACAAGGGCCTACATAAAGGTGTGACTTTTTCCTTTGGCAAAGCACCTCTTATTATGATACAGAGATTGAAACAATTGAAAAATGCACAACGACAATTACAAAAAACTGATTATTATGAGTCTTGGGGTCTTGACCCTAATGATTCTATGTTCTATTAAAGTATTATAAATAATCGCAGTGAGCAAATCCTAATCACGGAAAACAAAAAGGAGGATCACGATGGATCAAAAAACATCGCAAGACGGATCAGTTGGTACTGCAACGATTGATACAGTCTCTAAAACAGAGCAGGACATAGCGGACAATCAACCCGCGAAAACTTATACCCAGGCTGAACTGGATGGATTAATGGCTGAAGTTCGTAAAAAAGCAGAAGCCAAATATGAAAAAAAGTATGGTCAGGTAGATGTTGAGCACTACAGAAATCTCTTGGAAAAGGAAGAATCTGAAAAGATTGCCAAAGCCAAAGAGAAGTCAGAGTTTGAAAAATTGTTGAAGGAAAATGCTGAGAAGTTTAACAGCAAGATCTCAACACTAACTTCTGAACTGACCAAGATAAAAGTGGATGGAGCATTAATAAATGCGGCATCTACCAAACGAGCCATAAACCCAGAGCAGGTAGCAAGGCTGGTTAGAGAAAATATCAAAATGTCAGAGGCAGGAGAAGTGGAAGTGATTGATCCTAAAACAGGACAAACGAGATACACTGAAAACGGTGATCCGCTGACGGTAGATGGGTTGGTAAGTGAATTCCTACAAACTAATCCACATTTCGTTTCAGCAGGCACACCAGGCGGTGGCTCCAAGTCCAACACTCAAACTGAAGGTGTTCAAAAAGTTGATGTTAATAAATTGGATATGAAAAATCCAGAACATAGAAAGATCTATGCTGAGTATCGTAAGAAACTGGGCTATTAGATCGTAACAACAACTAAAAGGAGATTAGTCAAATGGCTAATGAATCAACAACAACAACATTGAATGACCTAATTGCACCTATCGTGCAAGAGGCAATGTTCGTGGCATCAGAAACAGCAATTATGCCAGGACTTGTAAAAGTATTCAATGTACCAGCAAATGCTGGTAAGGTATTACAAGTACCTTTATACTCAACACAAACAATCGCAAGTGACGCAGGTGAAGCATCTGATCTATCAAACACAGCAGTTTCAACTGATGTTGCAAACATCACATTAACTGAAGCAGGTATCATGACTACCTTGACTGACATGGCAAGAAACCATTCAATGTCAAACGTGGTTGCTGACCTAGGTAAGTTATTTGGTGAAGCGATTGCAAAAAGACACGACAGAGCATTAACAGGCTTATTCTCATCTTTCACAGCATCAATTGGTGCGGCTCAAGACGAGATTGAAGTAAAAGACTTATTTGAAGCGTATGCTACTTTGAAATCAGCGGCGGTTCCAGGTCCTTACTTTGGCGTGTTCTCACCAAAAGCAATCTACAATGTTAAGAAAACATTGACTAACTCATTCGTAAATCCAAATCCTGCGAATGTGGTTAATCAAGCAATGAGCGAAGGCTACATTGGTAGAATCGCAGGTATTGACATCTACGAAAGTTCAAACGTAGTTCAATTATCTGATACTTCAGTGGTTAATGCTGTATTCAGCAGAGACGCTTTAGGTATAGCGATTGCTCAACAATTAAATGTTGAGACTCAAAGAGACGCTTCATTAAGAGCAGAAGAAGTAGTAGCATCTACAAGATACGGTGTAAACATTCTTCACAACTCTTATGGTGTGAAAATCTTAGGAGACAACCAAATCAACTAATAATTGATTTTTTTGTTTTTTGAATTAAAGGGCGGTAGCAATATCGCCCTTTTTTTTTAAATATGGATATGACAGCAGTGGTTTGGTTCAATGGTCCATCTCAAAAAAAATTAATCTATACCTTGCCACCTCAAACATTAGAAGTGGGGTGTAATTTTATAGAGCGGTATAGACCTGTGCATCACGTGTGTGCTTATGACATACCAATTGTGCAGAAAATATCCATGACACCAGGCGTGCAGTATCACACCAGACCTGATGCTACTCGTGCTCATTGGAACATCATCAAAGACCATACATTAGCGAGCACCAATTCAGGCTGTTTGGCAGTGTATGTGGCTCTACAAAACACCAAAGGACCTGTCTATATTATTGGCTGTGATTGGGGCACCACAGACACCAGCACACAGGATGAATTGTATGGCAAAGGTTATACCACAAGAAAATACACCAATTCTATGCGTAGAAAGTTGAAAGAAATGTCACAAGGCAACCTTTTGTTGATTGTGAATGATAAGCAGGTGGATGTGGATCTGCCTCACATATCTACAGAATTATTTCTGTCTGCTCATTCTAATAAATAATTGCCAAGGGAAGGACCCTTGTAGAACTATTAAAGAAGGACTTTAAAATGGCGACATTCGCAACAGACTCAGACTTACTTGAATATGTGCCTGACATCAAAAAATACGGCATTCAAGAATTTCTCACAGAACACGAAAAAACTTACGACGATATAATCAGACTACTGAATATAAAATGGTGGCCTACTACTGGTTATGGCAGATATGATATATCTGTATTGGGAGGATCAGAAAAACTATCTCCCAGCAGATTAGATTCTACCCAATTTACCAGAGCGGCAGTTTATCACGTGCTGGCTTACTACATCTATCCAAAGTTATCTACTTTTGAACCAGATGGAGATGCTTTTAGAGAACAACTTAACTTCTACAAGGCAAAATTTGAAGAAGAATTTGAATTGGTCCTAAGAGATGGAGTTCATTATGATTTGGACTCTTCAGGCTCATACACAGACAGTGAAAAACAAACATTTTATCAAGGTAGGTTGATTAGATAATGTCAGCAAGAGAAAATATAGCAATCAACATAGTTGAACAATTAGAAAATATGCAGAACCCTGCTCCAGGCAAGGTTTCACGAGTATTTTTTGATGTGTCTAAATTAGCCATCACACAATTTCCTGCGATACTGGTAGTTACATCTAACGAGATCAGAGACGATGATGCTATGGATTTAAGAGTAGCCACTATTCAATATCAATTGAGATGTTATGTGAGAGGCACAGAAATTGATACATTACGAAACGAAATTGTAGAAAGAATTGAAGAAACATTGGAAATATCTAGAAACAGAGACATCACTCTATCTGCCAACAACATCCACAATGTAAAAACCACTATCAACAGTGTGGAAGTGATTGAAAGAGAATTACCATTAGGCGAAGTGATTGTGAATGTCAATGTGCAGTACAGATACAAAAAAGGAGTATTATAATGCCTATTCAAATGTTTAAAGGAAAAATTTCTAAGGTTGTTGAT